GAAACAGTTATGAATGATAATTTTTCTGAAAGATTCTTAGAACCGATAACACACGAACAATTTAAGCGGAATAATAAATATTATTCAGAAAAAGGTAAATATCTCAATTCAGACTTCGCTTCAGAGATGGAGTCAGTAAATGTATTGGAAGTAATATTAAACATTGATTAGAAACACTAAAAAGCATGAAAAAAGTGATAAATATTGTTGATGAAAATTACCCGTTGCCCAGTACGGTGGTCATAGCATTATCAAACTACTGTAACAACAAGTGTCGGTTTTGCCCGATGGGGTATGTAGATCGGGAAAAGGAATACATGTCATTGAAAGGATTTAAGAGCCTAGTGGCTGATTTGAAAGCGTTGAAATATAGCGGAAGAATTGAGTTGTGTTTTTACAATGAACCGTTGGAAATAAAGAAGCTGAATGAGTATCTCCAGGTGATTAAATCAGAATTACGTGGATGTACTGTAATGATCGAATCTAATGGAGTGTATATCAAGGATGCAAAATTTGTGATTGATTTGTTTGAATCCGGTTTGAATCAACTGAAAATTAACATTTACTCAGATGGATCGGAGAAGGATATTGAGAGGAAGGGTAAATGGATGATGAAATTGGCAGATTATTGTTTTGAGGCTGCTGAAAAACTTGGATTGTCATTGGGAAGTAAGGATATGTATAAATCAACGAAAGGAATCATTGATATTGTTGATAAACGTTTCTTTATGATGGAAATTGATGGAGAACAATTTTCAAGGGTGAATTGTTCATTATTTTCAGAAGAGTTTGGGGATAAGAATAAAAAGACACGCAACAAGAAGTATAATTTTGTTGAGAATCGGGCAGGGTTTTTGAATGATAAGTTTGAGAATACAGAGATGGTTTTGAAAGAGCCGATGAAAGAAACTTGCACGCTGGTATTTCGTAGAATCCATATTTTACACAATGGGGATGTTGCCCTTTGTTGTAATGATTTCAAGGCTGATGTTTTACTTGGGAATGTGTTTGAAACAAGCATTGAAGAGATATGGAATTCAGACCTTTTGAATATGTATCGTTTAAGGTTATTCAATAAGAACCGGAATAACAAAATGTGTTCGGAGTGTAACGTTGGGAGTGGATTTTATGTTCATCTATTGAAGGGGGTGACGTTTGGGGATGATCTGGATAAGGAAATTTTAAACATCAAATATTTAACACCATGAAAGAAACCTGTGTAAAAATTGTAAATCATTCCCGGCATGAATTGCCTAGTTATGAAACCCTATATTCAGCTGGAATGGATGTAAGGGCATTGATGGAGTTTCCATTGGAAAAAGTGATATTATCACCAGGAAAAAGGGTGATTATTGGAACCGGATTACATGTGGCTGTTCCTGATGGATACGAAATTCAGGTGAGAAGCCGTTCAGGATTGGCTGCAAAGAGTGGTATAATGGTTCTTAACAGTCCAGGAACTATTGACAGCGATTATCGTGGAGAAATCAAGGTTATATTGTTGAATACTTCTCAGGATGATACACACATTGTTCGTGATGGTGATCGTATTGCCCAATTGGTATTGAGTGAAAAACCAAGGGTAAGATGGGAAGTGGTTGAAGAACTTCCTGAATCAGTGAGAGGTGTAGGTGGATTAGGTTCAACCGGAGTAAAATAATGGAAGCAAGTGTTTCTGAAATAAAGCTATTTCCACTAGAAACGATGGATATTCATGAGCCCAATCTTTGGGAGTTTTTTGGATATATGATTGATAGGCAGGATGCGTGGTATAATCGCACAATACTGGGGAAACCCAGACCGTGGACAAAGAATAAGTGGATTCAGAAGCACAAATTTTGCAATGTTTATCGTGAGTTAGATCGGAGTAGTCAGTGGTTGATCAATGAAGTGTTTATAAAGAGCCGGGAAAAAGGATTGATGATTGAGGATTTGATATTGGCAATCTTCATATTCAGGATATATAACAGACCGGAAGTGTTTCAGGTTATTGATATACCAACGTATGATGATTTTGATTTGGATGATTTTATTGGTTGTTTGGATGATTTAAAGAGTCAGGGTGTACCAGTCCTGAATCCAGCCGCATATCGAATCTACAGCTATATGGGGAAAAATGATTTATATCGGGAATATGCCCGTGTATTTATTCCTCAATTAAGGGAGCGAATACCACGAATCATTAAAGCCAGAAAATCACCTGAACAAGTTATTGGTATAATGCGTGAAATTCATGGCATAGGGGTGTTTATATCTCATGAATTTTATATGGATATGACCTACTTGAACAGGTACGTTGAATCAGGAATATTTCCATTCACAGAAGATGATTGGACTGCTGTTTTGCCAGGATCACAACGGGGCATAAGGTATTTATTTCCTTCCTTAAAAGGAGAGCGACAAAAAGATGCTATATATGTTCTGCGTGATATATCCGGTGGTTTTTTCAGTGATTTGGGTGGATTCAAATATTTACAATGGGATAAAAAAAATGGGTATTCTGTATCTTCCAAAGGTTCGGTCACTTTACACACAATTGAATTTAATCTTTGCGAATACCAAAAATTCAAGAAGATAATAAATGGTGTAGGTCGTCAACCCATCTTTAATCCCAAGACCTTTTAACATTCAATCAGTTATAATCAGGATTGACTGTTACAAATTATATCTATGTCTGAAAAAAGTATAAGAGAGAGCCTTGAAATCATTGAGAGATCAAGGCAACGTCTAGCAATACGTGAACAACATTTGGTTGGTCAAGCACTCAATTCAGGAAATCCCGGTGACATTATAAAAGCACAAGAAGCAGTTCAACGGATAACTGGTGGAGATTCTGAGCGTAAATCAATGTTAATTGATCCGCAGGAATTTTTGTCTGGGTTCGGGTTCAAGGATAAGCCAATGCCGATGAGTTATTCATTGTTGTGGAATATGTCAAAGACCTCAATAATGAACTCTATTCACAAAACCCGTATAAATCAGGTTGCTAACTTTGCCCAGCCACAACAGGATAAATATTCAGTTGGATATGAAATCAGAAAGAAGTCATATTCAATGTATTCTGAAGACAATGTCCAGAAGTTATCGAAGGAAGAAGAAAGGGAGATTGCTGAAATAATTGAGTTTTTGGAGGTCGGATGCATAGAAGAGAATTTTCATAATGATGATTTTGAGGATTTTTTGCGTAAAATCACAAGAGATTCACTGATTTACGATCAGATGACCTTTGAAATTGTTCGTACACGCAACGGGAAGTTGTATGAATTCTTCGCTACAGATGCATCATCTTTCCGATTATCGGAGAGTTATGGAAAGAAGGATTATGATGAGAAGCCAAAACAGAAGAAATTTGGATATTTCCCTGATTACGTTCAGATATATCAAAACACAGTAGAATCAGAATATTATCCATGGGAATTATGTTTTGGGGTGAGAAATCCCCATACAAACCTGTCTTTAAATGGATATGGAGTTTCAGAGTTGGAAGAGTTATCATCAACTATTACATCATTGCTTTGGGGAGAAGATTACAACCGGAGATTCTTCAAGCAGGGAAGTGCACCAAAAGGCATTTTAAAGGTGTCAGGCAACGTGAATGAAACCAAGCTGAGGGAATTTAAGCAACAATGGAATGCCACGATGAGAGGTGTACAAAATGCATGGAAAACACCCGTTCTTGAAGCTGATAAGATGGAGTGGATTGATCTTCAACGCACCAACCGTGATATGGAGTTCATGAATTGGTTGGAATTTTTGATAAAGATTGCGTGTGCGATATATTCAATTGATCCTTCTGAAATTAATTTCCCGTTCAACGGAAGTCCAGGGGAAAAAATCATGTTTAGTGGGAATAATGAAAGCCGTATAAAATATTCTAAGGATAAAGGGTTGGCACCAATATTGAGGTTTTTACAAAAGAAAATCAATAAATATCTCATTCGGCAGATCAATCCTAAGTATGAATTTGTGTTCAAAGGTATTGATTCTACAAACCCAAAGGATGAATTAGAACTTGATGAAAAGGCTGTAAAGGTGTTCAATACAGTGAATGAAATCAGAGTTCGCAGAGGGTTACAACCGATTGATGGCGGTGATATTATTTTAGATAGCACCTATATGCAACAATTGATGACCCAACAGCAGAATGAACAGATGGAGCAAGAGCAAGGAGGAATGGGTGGGGAAGAGGAAGAAAATCCAATATTGGCTGCTCAACAGGAAGAGGAAGACAACCCGATAATGAAGGGATTCAATGAATATATGACAAAAACACTATTAACTTAATATAAAAATACAATGGATGCAAGTGATATCAAGCGGTCAAATTTCCCTAAAATGCAAATCATTGACAGGGGTGGAAA